TCTCTTTGTCCTCTTGTTTGCTGTGTGATGTTTCCTGTTCTGAGTGTCATTGGTTACTTGTATCGGCCTGATTTTTGTCGTTTTTGTTGTTCGTTGAGTCGTTGTTGTTGCCAGTCGTATTTGAATTTTTGATCTTTAGCGCTGGTGTCTGGGGCTATGTAGTCTAGCCCCTTGTTGATGAGTGGTTGGAGTCGTTGTACTGCGGCTCCTTTGACTTGGTCTATTGCGGCGCGTCCGGTTGCTCCTCTGACTTCGGCCGCGCGCATGAGTTGTACTTTGTCTGGGTTTTCTGCGTCCCATTGTGCTTGTATTTTTTCTCTGACTGATTGTGCTGTTGCGATGTCTGCTTGTGCGCCGAGTAGGCGTTCTTGTTCTCCGGCTTTGGCTGTTTCTGCTCCTGCTCTTGCTGAGGCGGCTATGTCCATTGGTGAGCGCGGTGCTGCGCTCCCGCCTGCTGTTCCGGGTACTCCGGTTTGGTATGAGAGGATTGGATTGAGTCCTGCTGCTCTCATGTCCTCCATTTGTCTTTGGTATCTGTTTTTGTAGAAGGTTGTTGTGAATTTTTGTGCGTCTTCTTGTAGGGCTTTTGCGGAGAAGTGGCTGCCGGCTGCTCCGCCTAGGCCGAGGGCTCCGCCTATTATTGATGCGAGTCCCATTTTAGAAGTGGTCGATCATGCCGGGTACTGAGTAAGTCGGCATGGGTCGTACGCATTTGTAGTTGAAGAAGGAGTCGAATAGGAATTCGGGCTCCGTTGGTACTGCGATGATCCTGAATACTGGAGGGTTGTCTTCGATGAAGGCTGAGTTGAGTAGTGGTGCCACCGCGAAGTCCTGTGCGAGATGCCATGTGTCGAGCGGTGGTTCTGGTGTGACTGTGCTTCTTAGGACTCCTGTTATTTGTGATGGCTTGTATCGGTATTCTGCGAAGCGTTCTTGGTATCCGAATACGAGGTCGTTTTCTGCTGTTACTCCTGATGTGAAGATCTCTTTTTGCGTTACGGCCTGTTCCCCTAGGTGGGCCAGGCTGGGCCAGTAGAAGTCGAATCTCGACTGTCTGTCCCACATGCGGTTTTGTCCTTGTTGATAGTTGATGTCTGCGCGTACGCTTACGAGTCCTATTAGTACGCAGTGTTCTGTGAAGCTTTTGGTCCATCCTCTGAAGGTGGCTGCTGCGGTTGCGTAGCCGGCGAGCTCTGCGAGTGGTGTTCCGGCTGATTCGCTTGTTTGTGCGATTGTGTGTATCTGAATTGGGGTGGAACCACCCCCTAAATATTCGGGGCGTTGAAGTCTTTCGTCTGGTGATGAAATTCCGAAATGACTTTTTAGAATTTCGGTGTACCTGGTCCCGCCCCTTGCGTCTCTTTCGAAGAGTCTTTGTACTTGGAAGCTTTCTCTTAGTTGGTTGATTGTGGCGCTTGACGCCATTGTTAGGTCTGTTGCTAGACCTGTGGAGGCTCCGATTTCGTGGTGTATGAGTCCTCCGGTTATTGAGCTGGCTCCGCTGAATGTCGGCGGTGAGCCGCCGTCGCTGTCGATGAATGATCCGGCTCCTGTGGTGCCTTGCCATTTGAAGGCGCCGCCGGTGCTGATGACTGGAGCTGTTGATCCAAGCGGTAGGGTTACCGCAGTTCCTTTTTGTGGGAACGGTAGGCAGCTTGTGAAGTAGTCGTGTCTTTTTCCTCTTCTTGAGACGATGTATTGTGCCGGTGTATCCGGTCCGTCGTCTTTGGGTACGTTGAGTGATACCTGTAGGTTTTCGTCTCGGAACCATTGGTTCCAGATTAGATTTAGAGCCCTGAAGTGCAGGGCGTTTGATTTGAGTGGGGTGACTGCGATCGGTAGTCCGAAGTAGTCCCCCACGCTGTGTGTTGCCCATCCGTCTGGGGATGGTGCGTCGACTTGCGGTACGAGGAAGTCGGTTGAGTCTGTTGGGTTTTCTTGTTCTCCCATGAATTTTTGGAAGTTGTCCCATACGAGTCTGTACGGCACTGCGAAGAAGTGTACGTCCATGTGTAGGTTGTCGAGTATGGGGTGTAGTAGTGTGTTGAGACGTGCGAATGTGCTCATTTGCATCGTCATTGTGTCGCCCGGTAGGGCTTCGTCGACGAATATTGGTATTAGTTTTCCGCTGTCGAAGGTTGTTTTTAGTCCATGCGATCGGTCGAATACCGATCGTGGTGTTTGCACCTTGGGTATTGTTGCGAAGCGGCTTTGTGCGTCGACGTTGGTTTTGTGGCGTCTTTGTGATTGATGCTGGTATTTCATGAGAGTCCTCTTTCCATGGTTGCTAGGAGTTCGTGTGCTTGCGCGATGCAGAGGTGTTTGAGGGTTACGAGCTCTGCTTTTGCTTGATTGAAGGTCGCGACTGTCCAGAGACTGTAGTCTTCTGAGTGTCGGTTGAAGTCGTGGTCTTGTTGTGAGATTGCTGTTTCGAATTCTCTGATGGCTGTTGCATCGTTTAGTGAAGTGAAGGGCGGTAGATAGGCGCCCGCTTTTGCGTCGTAGATTGTATAGAGGTGTAGTTCCATGTTTTCTCCTAGGCTAAGTTTTTTGTGTGTGCTTTTGCTTGCCATTTCGCTTGTATTATTGTCTCTTTTACTTGCAGTCTTTCTGGTGTTAGTTCTTCTGGCTGTTTTCTGACGTGTTCTTGCCTTGCTTTTGCGATTTTTTTCCAGAGTTCTGGTTGTGTTTTTTCGAGTTGTTGGTCGTAGTATTTCGGTGGCCTGAATTTTTGGCCGTTTACCACCGCGAAGTCGTGTGGGTATAGATCCGATGCGTATTTCTCGAACCAAGAGTGGCCTAGTCCTTTGTTACGGCTCATTGTGGCGTATTCTGGTGTTACCGTCCACGTTTCTCCTGTTGTTGGGTCTACTCGTGTATTTTTTGTTTCGACCAGGTCGCCATTGATTTGTTTGAATACGTAGCTGGCTACGTAGGCGGCAGTGTCGAAGCAGAGTTCTCCGATGGTGTGGAATCCCCATTCCCACGCGTCCGCGATTTCTGCGGATATCCAGTACGGGTGACCGTTCTGACTGCGTGTCGGTATGCTGTCTTTGTGGAAGTTTCGGCCGAAGATGCAGGCGTGATAGTGTGGCCTGAGTTTGTCTTCGCCGTATTCGCCGCAGTGGAGGTATCGGAATTTTCCGGTTTTTCTGAGTCTTTTTGCGAAGTCCTGCCAGTGTTTGACGTTGAGTCCGTGGTCTTCTGGCAGGTGTTTGTCATTGTAGGTGAGTGTGAGGAAGCAGTTTTGTTCGTGCATCTGGGCTTCGTGCACTGCACGGATTGCCCAGTCTCGCGTGCGGCGTAGTCGGCATCCCCGGCATCTGCCGCACGCGAGCTGTAGGGGGAGATCGTAGTATCCCTCCTTGGCTTTGAAGGTGATCTTCCCTCCAGGGCCTTTGTAGGCTGTTAGCGGTGAGTTGCATCCCATGGGCGTTTAGAAACGCCACCCGCCCCGCATGGGCCGCCCTCTGTTGAGATTCTGGCGGTTTGTCTTGCTTCCTCGCCGGTAGCTTTTGTTGCTTCGTCGTCGTGTCATTTTTCGTCGGTGTCTGGGCATTGTGTCCCTTTTGTGGAGGGTTTTCCCTCCGTGTCCAATTTTGTACTTGTATTAATTGGTCTGACTGACACCGTTAGTCGGGGGAAGTAGTTCGGGGGTAATTCCCCGGGGTCTAGTTCCTTGTAGTCAGTCATTCTCCCCCCTGGGGGGTTGGGGGGGTTTCAGTCGATGCCGGTTTCTCGGTGATTGGTTCGACTGGTTCTGGCGGCGTGCCGGTAGGCTTTCCGGGCAGCTCGAGCTGGTCCCCGCCGCCCTGAGGTGTTTCGGGTTCGAATTCGAGTCCCGCTTGGGCGAGCTCCTCAGTTCCTTCGACCGTGTGGATCATGTCCATGAATTCCACCGGGTCGTTGTTGCAAGCCTTTCTTACTGCGGAAGGCAGTGTTGCGAAGTTGTCTAGTGCTTCTTCTTGGAGTTCGATTGCGCCTGCTAGGTCTCTAACTTGTGTGCAGTCTAAATATAGCGGTGCTTTTGGATTTAGGTGAGAGATGTTTCCGGTTTGTGCGTGTCGTTTGATGATTACGTTTATGTCGCAGTCGTTTTTCATTGCTTGCTGAGTCATTGATTCGCCCCCTTGTGGGGCGGTGACTCTTACGCGGAAGCGTGTAGGTCTGATGAAGGCCGGTCCGTTTTTTTGGATTTTTCCTATGGCTTCTTTGCTCATTTTTTTGAGTTTATCCCATGTGTTTGGGTTTTCTTTTGGTTCTGTGATTTCTGTTGGTATGAGTGTTTGAAGTAGGTAGATTAGGTTTTTTATTTCGTTTCGTTTCTTGATTATCTCTTTTCTTAGGTTGTTGATGTTTTTTTCTCTGTCTCTTTGTCCTCTTGTTTGCTGTGTGATGTTTCCTGTTCTGAGTGTCATTGGTTACTTGTATCGGCCTGATTTTTGTCGTTTTTGTTGTTCGTTGAGTCGTTGTTGTTGCCAGTCGTATTTGAATTTTTGATCTTTAGCGCTG